TCTGGTACTCTGAGCGTGTGTGGTCCTTGTGTCCCAGTTCATGCAATAGTACCTTAACTCTCTCTTTTTTGTTGAGTTTACTCGATAGGAAAGCTGTATTAGTTTCTTGTTCATAAAATCCGAGTTCATCCGGCATTAAATCTCCATCAAAATCGATAATACGAACTTGATAATGGCTTATAATTTCTTTTTCGGTCACTAAGTAGTACCTCTAATCACCAGCTTCTTTTAGATAACCTTCAATAATGGACTGTATGATTTTCTTCTTTTCGTCTGTTAATTCTCGACCACCGAACATCATGACATTAGATGCCATTTCTTCAACATTTAGTGGCTTCCCTTGCCAGGTATACTCTTTTGAATCACCAGCAATAGTAGGATTATCCGTGCGACCCAGGAGGTAGTCAGTGGACACATTGAAGTAGTCGGCAATTTGTTGTAATCTTTCAGCAGAAGGTTGATTCCTTTTTAATCCATACAAAGAATTTTTACCTAATCCTAGTTTTTCTTCCAAGGTATTTAGTGAAATCCCTTGTTTTTCACATAAATCCCTTACGATTTCAAATGTAGAAAACATTGATTCATCAGCCTTTCTAAGACATGACAAAAAATATTTTACAAAATACGCAAAAAATAGTTGACTTTATTTTGCGTTTACGCTAAAATAGTTTTTGTAAGTTAAAGAGTTAGTTAAAAAAACAATAAAAACTTATCTAAAAATCAAATAGCTTTGGCGAGCAAATAAGTTGATAGATGTAATGTTTTATCAAGGTTTTTAATTGTGCTTTCATTTTAGCAGATACGCTAAAATGTGTCAAGTATTTTATAAAACAATTTACTAACTCTTTAACTCTATAAAAAATAAAGGAGGAGAAACATGAGCCAACAACATCGCAAATGGATCGAGCTTGTAAAAGAGCGAATTGAAAAACGTGGATGGTCACAGACGGACTTGGCCATTGTTGTGGGTGTTAGTCCATCAGCTATCACACAACTTTTCAAAGATGGAAAAGGTAGTGATGACTTGAAACTTCGTATCAATAAAAAGTTGCGAATTAACGAGTCATGGGAAAAATTTGAGGAGTAGAAAATGAACGAAATTAGTTTATCGAACAATCTGTCTCAGATAGAACTAGAAATAAGTCACCACAAACAAATAGCCGGGCAATCTATTTGGGAGATCGGCAGACGATTGAACCATGTGAAGGAAAATGATTTGGCACATGGTCAGTTTTTGGAATGGCTGGCAAAGATGAACATTGAGCGAACAGAAGCTCATAGAATGATGAAAGTCGCAGAGGAACTTCCAAATGTTGCAACGTTGCAACATTTAGGGACTACAGCACTTCATCTGATCGCAACTCTTCCAGAAGAAGAGAAAGAGGAGCAGATCCAACGCATTGAAGATGGCGACACTCCGACTGTGCGAGAGTTGAAGGAAGTTAAAAAGAAACTCAAATTAAGTCAGCAAGCAAATGAGCTTCTACGAACCGAAAACGAGAAAATCAAGTCTTCTAAGGTCGAAGTCAAGGAAACTATCAAGGAAGTCGTCCCAGACGATTACAAGGCCACACAGGACCTTAACAGGCAATTGTTGGAAAAGAACAAGGAACTTTCTAAAACCGTGAAAGCGATGGAAGAACGCTCCGAATTTATTGAAAAGCAACTTACTGAGACACTGGCCCAGCGTGAAGAAGTCGATAAGAAATCTGCTCAGTACGATGAATTGACACGAGCGATTGAAGAATCGCAAGGGCAACTCAATAGCGTACAGAAGCAAATCTCAGCTTACAAGAATATCACAAGCCTTTTACAAAAGGGGAATGACTTCTTGGCAAGTATGGGAGGTCTAATCTACGCAGACGAGGAGAAAGTCCTCAAAGCAGACGGAATCATCCGAAACGAATTTGATAGCTTCATCAGTCGTGGTCTTCGTTTCTTCAATGACCTAAACGATATTCGCAAAGAAAGCAACATTTTAGAAGGAGAATTTGAATAATGAATGAAGTGACAACACAACCTACTGAATTAGTGGTAGAAGATGAAATGATCCATGCACTCCAGGAATTGAAAAAGCTGAAAGAAGGACAGTCCATCTTATCAGCCGATGTCGATTATTTAAAAAATGAGCAACCAGTCAACCCTTCGGTCTGCCTAGCATTGGAAAAGTTACGCAAGAAAAAAGTCGTAGCCTTGCTCGGTGGCAAAGATAGCCAAGCATATCGTGACCGACATTTTGCACAATCTGTATTTTCTCAGGCTGCAAAAGACTTCAAGGACTATTTCCGGATCCCTCGCTATGACTTGTTGAAGCGCAAGGACGAAGAGCAAGCCTTTGACTACTGGAATAGCTGGGAGCCATCAGCAAACACCAAGCTAGAAATCAAAGCCCGAAACGGACAGATGAGTTTGGTGGGGTGAGGAGGATAAATGAGCGAACCTTTAAAAAAGATATTGCAAATCGAAAATCTAGAAATTAAGATCAGCAATGATTCTAGCATACCTCACGTTATTTTAAATGGAGTTGATTTTCAAGCTGAAGATATCGGTTTACAAGGAATAAACATTATCTGGGAGACAAGCAAGGACAAAGTTCCCGAAACTCTGATTCAAATCGACTATATTAATGGTCGGGAACACCCTCACGAGATATCAATTAAGCAATCATTTCCTAATACTTTGCTGAAATAAATAAAGAAAAATTAAAGTTAGAAAGGATTTTCAAATGGTCTTAGATTTGTTTGGAACAGATTTTAAAGATAAGTTATTCGAAGAACTTGTGTCTCTCAATATAAAAGCCATGGAAGAAGCCCAAAGAAGAGCCAGCAAGCAAATCACATGGGTGCCTATTAAGGCATTACAAGAAGCCACTGGCTGGGGACGAACCAAGCTGGAAGAGTGGAGAGATCAAGGAAAATTCCAATTTCAACAATCTGGAAAAGGTGGGAAGTATCTCTATAATTTGGAAGATGCCCTCAGATTTTGCCGGACTTTACAAAAATAAAAAGCACCTTTGAGGAAAGGCACTTTGAAAGAACTATAAACTAATTATAACACAATTTGAAGGAGAAAAAATGAATCCTATTCAAAAATTGTTAGCGTTGATGGATTGGCAAGATGCCAACCGTCCGCTAAAGGTCGAAGAAAAAGCCGAATTGATGAAGCTGTCTGATAGTGAATTTGAAGAGCGGTTGCATCAAATGGCTGTAGATTTTAAGAATGACGGGGTTATTCGAGCATGAGCCTTAGAAAACTAAAATATATGACAATGATGCTTCTATTCTTCTTCCCGCTATTTTCGATTGTGATGATTAAGGTCTCATATGACCAACAACAGAAAATTGAAGAATTGGAACAACGGGTGTACTCACATTCTAGAAGCATTGGACGATGGGCCGAGATTGTCGGACGAATGAAAGAATCCAACAAGGCCCAAGATTTTATGATCAACAAATTCAATCGGGAACTATTCCCAGAAAAACCAACAGAGGTAGAGGTAGAAACTAATGACAACTATTGAAATTTTCTTGGCAGTAGCATTTGCTACATATGCAGCACTTTCAGGCTTTGCGATCTTCGTATTGCGTTGCATCATCATCCGTCAGAAAGAGAAGATGCGCTACTACAAGTCAGCTAAGTATCAGCGGGAATTGTTTAATAAACGTGCGACAGAGATTCACAAAAAGAATAATGTGAAAGGAATGACAGCATGAGCGATAACGTACACAATCCAAAACACTACCAAGGTCGGAATGGCCTTGAAGCAATCGATGTTCATCGCAACTTCATGAATGATGAGCAGTTGACTGGATACCATCTCGGCAACCTTATCAAGTATGTGCTTCGCTATCGTCGGAAGAACGGTATCGAAGACTTAGAAAAGGCTAAGGTGCACATGGACTGGTTGATTGAGAAAGAAAAAGCTATGATGCTACAGCTAGAGGCATTAGTTGGAGGTACAAATGATCAATAATGTTGTACTTATCGGCCGTCTGACTCGTGATGTTGACCTTCGTTACACTCCTCAGAATCAAGCGGTTGGGCAGTTCACGCTTGCCGTGAATCGGAATTTTAAGAACCAGAATGGTGAATATGATGCTGATTTTATCAACTGTGTGATTTGGGGCAAATCGGCTGAGAACTTCGCAAACTGGACCAAGAAAGGCAATCTTGTCGGCATCACTGGTCGTGTCCAGACTCGCAATTATGAAAATCAACAAGGGAAGCGTGTGTACGTGACAGAAGTTGTTGCTGAAAGCTTCCAGCTTCTCGAAAAGCGTGACAATTCGGCTAATCAGAATTCTATGGCCGAGCAGATGCCTCCTTCGCTTGTAGGGGATCCAATGGACATCAAGGACGACGACTTACCGTTTTAGGAGGTGACGAAATGGCACAAAGACGTATGTTCAGTAAAAAAATCACTGACACAGACCATTTTCTTGAGATGCCTCTATCTGCACAAGCTCTCTACTTCCACTTGAATATGGGAGCTGATGATGAAGGTTTCATTGACCGTGCTAGAACAATCCAGCGGACTATCAGAGCCAGCGATGACGATATGAAAATCCTTATCGCAAAAGGTTTTCTGATTCCGTTCGAAAGTGGTGTGGTTGTTATTCGGCACTGGCGAATCCACAACTACATCCAATCTGACCGATTCCAAACGACTATTTACCAGGATGAGAAATCTCACTTGGAATATGATCAGTCAAAAGTGGCTAATTTTAACGCTGAGAAAAAATGTATACATAATGTATCCATTCCGGAGCCACAGGTTAGGTTAGGTAAGGATAGATTAGATAAGGATAGGTTAACTACCTATAGTGCTGATTCTGACGAATCACACGAGGAGCCTATCCCTTACCAGGAAATCATTGAGCATCTGAACAACACATGCGGGAAAGGATATACCCACACTGGGAAATCCACTCGTAAGTTAATCCGTGCTAGATGGAATGATGGTTTTAGGTTAGATGATTTTAAAAAGGTGATCGATACCAAGAGCCGGGACTGGTTGAAGAATAAGGATATGAATAAGTATTTGAGACCAGAGACTTTGTTTGGGACTAAATTTGAAACCTACTTAAACGAAGGTCCTCGCTCTAATCGAAACAGTAGCAATGATATAGGAGTTTAACATGATTACATTAGCAGATGTCATTGAAGCGTTTGAGAAGGAGTTCTACCCTCTCAGCGACTCGATGAAAGAACGCATGTTAGCTCATCCTGATCCAAAGGCTGTGCTGGGTAAACTGGCACACCTTATGGATTGTGCGAGGTGTGGCCATGCAGGATAAGGAAGTAATTGTATTTGGCCGATGGGCCATGACGAAAATTGACAAGGTATGCCCGAAACATGGTGAACAGATGTATGCGGTCGGACCGAATCAAGTCGAGGTGTGTCAAGCTTGTGGCAAAGAGTCTATCGAACGTGATGAGCAGAAGACACAGCTTGAATACTGGAAACTGGAAGACAAACGGGCAGAAGCCAAACGGCTGGATGTACTGTTTAACTCGTCCATCGTGAATGCTGAATTGAGAAATGCAACTCTTGGAAACTTCGAGGCGACGACCACTAGGCAGAAAGAAATGCTTTCTGCTGCTAACAGGATAGTGGATGAATACTGCAATGGAGCGACCAACAATGTGCTATTTCTCGGGCCAGCTGGTGTCGGTAAGAGTCATCTTGCTTACGGGATTATCAAGGACGTGTCTAATCGGACGAAGAAGCATGCGATGTTTATCAAGCTTCCGGAACTGTTGGCTAAAATTAGAAACGATTTTGGCAATGAGGAACAGACTGAGCAGAAGTGGATTGCTCGACTCTCGAAAGTTCCATTCCTTGTCTTGGACGATTTAGGACAAGAGAAGATTAGCGATTGGTCCAAGAGTATCTTATTCTCTATCCTGGACAACCGCAACTGCACGATTATCACAAGTAATCTTGAGAGCAGTGCTGGTATTGAGTCAGTCTATAATCAGGCCATCATGGATCGTGCATGCAAGGGCGTTGACAAGGACCATGGATTTAAGTTTGATGGAATGTCTAGCATGCGAAGAAAGCATTTTTGATGGGGTGGGCTATGGTTGAATTAGTTAAATACGATAGCGACCAGCGAGACAAGCTAAAAAAAAACATCAAAGAGCTATTAAGCCAGCGAGGACTTACTCGGAAAGAATTTGCTGAAAAGCTCGGATATGCAGAGAGCACAATCAACTACTGGCTTCGTGGTGAGCGTATGCCAGACAAATTCTCACTTGAAGCTATCTGCGATTTCTTCGACGTTGACGATGTGAGTCTTCTCGGGTCTCCTATGAAGATTCGGACATTCGCTTATTACAAGCGAGACACTTTGATTGCATTTGGTACGATAAGAGAAATTGCTGATCAAACAGGTCTGAAGATGAACAGTTTGTATAGGCTGCTATCTCAAACTCATAAAACTGGAGAAAAAGGAACGTATATCATCGAACTTGAAGATGATACAAGATACACAATCGAGTTTAAACAGACCTTGACGATGGAAGAGCTAGAAAAGCTTGGACTCGGTTGGCTGGTAAATAGCCCGATGGCAGAGGTTAAGGAGGTAGAAGGATGAATTTAAAAGAATTAGAAAAAGCGATAGAAATTAAGCAACAAATCAAAGAGTTAGAAAAAATCATCAATCATGAACTGACATCGCTTGAAAAACTTTCGATAATTAGACAAAGGCCTAAGTTTAGGTTGGCAGTGAAAACAGTAACTACATTCTATACAACGGAGAAATTCATCACTTCGGAAATTTTATCGGATGCGATCAAGGAGGCTTTAAAACAAACAGTCAAAGGTTTAAAGGCGGAATTGGAAAATCTAGGAGTTGAAGTTGAGGAGGTGAAGTGATGAAGAAAGAAAATATAGGACGTGCTTATATATTGCAGATTAAAATAGAAGAACTTAAAAAATTTCTAAAAACTAAAAAAACGTGTTGGGATATTCTTGGTATCACTAAAGTCGAGCAAAGATATTTGTTAAAAAGTGCTTACGGCATGTACAGAAAGGAAATCAAAGCAGATAGCAAGTTGTCAGAGCTTGTAACCGAGGCAATAGAAAAACGAATAGAAATGTATCGGGATGAATTGAGGAATCTAGGAGTAGAGGTAGAAGGATGAATAAGCAAGAGTTGATTGAACGGATAGAAGGATTGAAAAATATCTTTGGTAACAAAGCAGAATATATCAAGATAGACACAGTAATAGAACTCGCTTCTGAACTAGATGAACCGCAACAGCCAGTTGTAAAGCAGTTGGTGGCTGATTGGTATGAAGACATTGTGGACGAGTTCTATGTTGTTTTGGAAAGACTCGTACTCAACTATAAAAATGATACTGATATGCCTATCTGTAAATGGTTTTTTGAAACAGAGGACGCTTTAACAATTCTAATTAATATGCACCAATTCGGATATACAGTCGAGGAGGAAAAGCGGTATTATGTAAGGCTCAAGAATGTTGATGAAAACTATAATTACTTAACCTGTATTAAACATCTTAATGCTTGGGCGTTAACAGAAATAAAAAGAGATAAAAAATTCCGTACTGAACACACCCGAAAACAACTTGAAGATGCAGACTTTGGATGGGTGTTTGATTGTCCGGGCATTGAGATCGAAGAGGTGGAAGAATGAAAAAGGTGATATTTATTCTGGGTCATCGTGGTGAAAAAATTGAATACACGAGTGACAGAGAAGACATCATTAATGAAATTGAATATCATTTTACAACTGATGAATTACTTGAAATTAAATTAGAAGATAGAACCGTTCTCCTGAACCTTCGTAACGTTATTTTAACCGAGATTGAGGAGGTGGAGTGATGATACAA